AAGCTTCTGGAAAAGTATTCTGAAACAGCAATCGTTAGAGCTTTGAATACCAAGGAAGCTTCAAAAATTTATTCCTTACGTGCTCCTCACCTGAACCCTATTATAGAACAACAGGAGAAAATACTAGAATCTCAGAATAAGTCATTAACTCTTGAGTTTGACAGAAAAGAAGACAAGACTTATAAGACTAGCGATAATATTAAAAAGGGCATACTTTCTAAATTAAAGGATCTAGACGATGGCGCTTAAAGAAGATGTTAAAAAGAATTTTGGAGATAATGTGATGCTAACGGCAAATGCCGTTATTGATAAGTCCTTGATTACCATCCCAGTTAGTCCGGCATTAGACGTTGTACTAAATGGCGGCATCCCAGAAGGATCGTTTGTTATTTTTACAGGACAACCCAAATGTGGAAAAACAACGACCTCTTTAGATTTCTGTGCAACCGCACAAAAGAAAGAGTATGCTCACGGATCATTCAAAGAAGGTAGAGAAGTTTACTACCTCAATATAGAAGGTCGCTTAAAGAAAAGAGACTTAGAAGGAATACCCGGATTAAATCTAGAAAAATTCAACATTATTGGATCTCAAGAAGGTAAAATCTTACACGCAGAAGAATATCTTCAAATTGGAGAAAGAATCATTAATGAAATTCCGGGATCAGTAGTTATTATCGACTCATACTCTGCTCTGTGTACAGAAGCTGAAATTACTAGCGATATGGACAAGATGCAAAGAGCAGACGGAGCTAAGTTATTGGCTAAGTTTTGCAGGAAAGTCTCGAATGTTATTCCCGTTAATAGGAACGTAGTTATAGGCATTACTCACCAAATGGGTAATCCAGGAATGGGTCATAGTGAGTGGAAAGAAAAGAGTGGTCAAGCTATCGCCTATCAAACAGACATTAAAATTAAAGCCAACTATTTTAGTCCTTGGAACTTAAGTACCGACAGTCCTCAGATTGGTCAAGAAGTACATTGGCAAGTTATGTGTTCTGCTCTAGGTGCTCCTGGTGGTAAAATCACAAGCTATCTTAGATATGGTCAGGGAATTGATAAGCAGATGGAATTACTGACACTTGCTGTAGATTTGGGTCTTGTGTCAAAGGGTGGTGCATGGTATACTATGTCATCTGTTGAGGATAAGCCCAAATTTCAAGGTCTTGAGAAAACAAGACAGTATTTGGTTGATCATCCCGAAGTTTATGATGATTTATGGACAAAGGTCAAGGATACTATGGGAATCAAATGCAAGTAAAAGATCTAGACGGGAATTCTTGTAATTGGCAATTAATTGGTAATATTGCACATGGATCAGTTCAAAATAAGTCTAGTCTGCATTTACAGGCTAGAGAATTAATCCATACGTGTTTTCCTACTTTACAAGTTTTGGAAGAAATACCAGTTAATATCAGAAGATCAGAAACCCTTTATCTAGACTTTTATTTGCCACTAATTAAAAAATGCATAGAGGTTCATGGTGAACAACATTATAAGTTTAGTAGGTTTTTTCATAATAGTCCACTAGGATTTATCAGACATAAGAAAAGAGATCAGGAGAAGAAAGATTGGTGTGAATTAAATGGAATTGAATATATAGAATTGCCATTTGATCAGATAGACCAATGGGAATCAAGGATAAAAAATGAACACTAAAGAACAAGTTAATGAATGGGATAGGATTCTTGACGAATATGAAAAAGGCCTTGGTCTGGGAACATATAGAGCAGATACTTTTCCAGAAGAAGAGCTTAACAGCTATTTTCAAATGAGTAGGGATGAGCTTGAAAAAACAACGCCAGAAGTTTGCGGAGAGATAGCTTATAGATTGGGACAATTTGCATTTCATGTTCAGAGATCTATAAATAGAGAACTATCCCGATTGAATTGGGCAGACGAGACCATAAAAGAGACAATAGCTGAAGACATTAATAATTATAAGGGATATGGTTATATTGAAAAGTCTTTTCAGGCCATTAAAAATAATGAGAAAGCATCAGCATTAAATAAGATTAAAAAGTACGCTAAACAAAGAAGCGATAGACTTCAATATTTGGCAAACAGTATTAAACATCTATCAGACATTATGTTATCTATCCAAAGGGCAAAGGTGAAAAATGGATCTTAATGATTTAGCTAAAAATCCAGAACAGCTTAAAAATTTAATTACTCTTCTTCAACAAATGCTGCCTACAACAGCAGAGGAGAATAATGAAGAACAGGGGTCCGAAGAGGAGTTTACAGCACCACTAAGGACCAAGGGTTCTAGACGTAAGACTAAACAAGCAAAGAATAAATTCGTTGATATGCCAGAGCGAGATATGCATAAAGACGATACTATTATTGATCAAAAATTAGCTAGATTTCCACCAGTTAGTAGAGCAAGACCATTTCAATTGGTGGAAGTTCGTTGTCGTGTTTGTGGCAAAACTGAGAAGGTAAGCCCCTCATTAGTTTTTGAGGGAGTAGATCGATATAAGTGTAATAACTGTTCAACGTCGTCGGGGTGAAAGGACATAAAATGATATTGTGTGATCCGTCAGCCGAAAGGGCTGTATTGGCCGGTATATGTAGGTTTGGTGAAGATGCTTATTTGGATATTGCAGACATTGTCCAGCCATCTACTTTTACCATAGATAGTAATGGCATTATATACTCTTGTTTAAAAACTTTGTGTGAACGGGACCATAAACCCACGATAGACATCCCATCCATTTTTTCTGTTGCACAAGAATTAAACTTTGGTCAAATATTAACAAAAAAAGAAGAAGCCCAGCATCTGAAGGCTATTCTTGATTTTCCTGTTAATCTGGAGAATGTTCGCAAGTTTGCGGCTAAAATTCGTAAGCTAGAAATTGCTAGACTATTAAGACAACAACTTGAAGCAGCACAAGACAAGATATTAGATATTAATGGTAGCGAACCAATAGCTTCTATATTAGGCATAGCAGAAGATGCTGTGTTTAATTTTTCTTCACTCCTTAGTGACACAGACAATCATCCTGTTTGTTTCGGCAATAACATAGATGAGTATCTGGTCGAATTAGAGGAAAAGAAGGTTGATCAAGTAGGTATATCCACAGGCTTTCCAATATACGATCAGTCCATTGGCGGAGGATTGCGAAAAGGCACGGTTAATGTAATCGCCGCTCGACCTAAGACTGGTAAAACTCTGTTGTCTGATAATATGGGGCAATATATAGCTAATACGGTAGGCATACCAGTATTAAATATGGATACGGAAATGAACAAAGAAGACCATATCCATCGAATTCTAGCAATGATGACGGAAACAGAAATTAACGATATAGAAACTGGCAGGTTTGCTGACTCCCCAGATAAGAAATCTAAGATAGTACAAGCCGCTAGTTGCCTAAAGAAAAGTAGATGGTTTCATAAGTCTATAGCAGGTAAAGCATTTGAAGAACAGCTAGCAGTTATGCGTAGATGGCTTTTGAAAGAGGTTGGACTCAATGATGACGGCACAGCTAAGGAGTGTGTGATATTCTATGATTATCTAAAGCTTATGGATAGCGCAGGCATGAGTCAAGACCTTAAAGAATATCAGGTCTTAGGTTTTATGATGACAGCACTACATAATTTTGCTGTTAGATATAAAGTTCCAATAGTGGCCTTTATTCAATTAAACAGAGATGGCATCACAAAAGAAAGCACCGACACCGCATCTGGGTCAGATCGTATTATATGGTTATGTAGTAATTTTTCAATTTTCAAACGCAAGTCTGACGAAGAAATTGCAGAGGATGGCCCAACAAATGGGAATAGGAAATTAGTACCGTTAATTAGTCGTCACGGCGGAGGCTTAGACGATAATGACTACATTAACTGTCATATGAAAGGTTGGTGTGCTAAAATTAGCGAAGGCCAGACCAGACTAGAACTAATGCATAACAATAAAGGCAATAACAAAGACGGATTTATTATAGATGACGAATCTAACAATGAAACAGCACAAATTCCATTTGAATGATCAAGCCAAATTAAAGATTGTCTGTGACGATTTATGTGATCGTATAGACGAGCTAATGGACCATTTTGGTTTAGAGTACACCTACAGTGGAAAACTTTTAACTATGAGTTGTCCCATTCATGGTGGAGACAATAAGTCTGCACTTAACTTATATCCTCAAGGTGATGTATATAGAGGTAATTGGAAATGTAGAACGCATGGGTGCGATAAATATTTCAAATCTTCCATCATAGGTTTAATTAGAGGTATTATATCTCACCAAAAATACAACTGGATCAAAGATGGAGACGATCACTGCTCGTTTCAAGAGGCCCTATCCTTTTGTCTTGCGTTCTTAAATAAAGACCTATCTGATATCAAGGTCTCAAAAATAGAAAGAGATAAAAAAGCATTTACTAGCACTATTAGATATATCAATCCAGAAAATACAATTAACCATGAAGGAATAACCCGTCAGCAAATCCGTAAAAATCTTGCCATACCAGCACAATACTATATAGATAGAAGTTATTCATCAGATATTTTGAGCAAATATGATGTAGGGCTATGTAATAGGGTCGGTAAGGAAATGTATAACCGCGTTGTTGTTCCTATCTATGATCATAAGCATCAATATATGGTTGGTTGCTCTGGTAGAAGTATTTTTGAAAAATGTAAAATTTGTTCATCTTTTCATAATCCAGAGGAAAAATGTCCATCAGAAGATAAAACAAGATTTTATTCAAAATGGAAGCACAGTGCAACATTCCAATCCCAGAATCACCTATACAATATATGGTTTGCAAAAAAGACTATTTTAGAAACTCATACGGTCATACTTGTAGAAAGTCCAGGCAATGTGTGGAGACTAGAAGAAGCTGGGATACACAATAGCGTAGCTATCTTTGGTTCTTCATTGAGCGATAGACAAAAAATGATCCTTGATGCATCCGGGGCGATGACTATCATAACTATGATGGACAATGACGAGGCTGGCAAGAAAGCTTCAGAAATAATTCGTCAAAAATGCTATAAAACATACAACGTTAAAAATATAGAATTTCCAACACAAGATGTTGGTGAGTTATCGGTAAATTACATTCAACAGAATATAGTCCCCTTACTAAAGTGAAATATGATTTTAGGAATTTCTGGCCGCAAACAGTCTGGCAAAAGCACAACAGGAAACTTTATTGTTTCTTCAAAACTAGCTGAATTAGGAATATCTCATAAGATAGATATAGACGCTGAAGGAAGAATAGTTGTTTCAGATTTGTTTGGAGATAGTAATTATGCTGGTATTTTAGATGTTTTTGTGAAGAGCAATGACTATATGATTCAGAAACTACATGAGGTTTTGGATCCCCATGTCAAAATTTATAGTTTTGCGGACCCTTTAAAACAAGATATTTGCATGAATATTCTGGGTTTAACCTATGAACAATGTTATGGGTCTGACGATGAGAAAAATGCATTAACAGATTTGACTTGGCCCGACTCAACTAATAGAATGTCGGCTAGAGACATTATGCAATATGTCGGCACCGATATTTTTCGTAAAATGAAATCAGATGTCTGGGTTTCTGCGACTATTAATAGAATTCAAAAAGAAAAACCTCAAATAGCCCTAATTACTGACTGTAGATTCCCTAACGAAGTATCTAGCATTAAAGATGCTGGGGGTTTAGTCATGAGGCTGACTCGCAATCCGTTTCGTTCCGATCATCTAAGCGAAACAATATTAGATGAATCTAATTATGATTGGTCTAATTTTGATTATGTATGCAATAATGACGAAATGAGCATATATGATCAGTGTACGGATATTCAAAAATTTTTACAGGAGACTCTACCATTATAAATATGTGCCGATAAAATACCTGGTGTATATTAATTAGTACACATAAGGAGTTTTATCGATGAAAAAAATATATGATATATCTAAGGAATATCTAGAAGAACACTATGTAAAACAACAAAAAAGTGCTGATGACATTTGTAAAGAATTAAATATTAAATCCAAGACAATAATATTTAGATTACTTAAAAAGTACAACATAAAACCCAATTCTAGAGAAGGCAAACCTTGTAAAAAAACAAAGAAATTTGGAGAAATACATCAATCGTATCTTTATTTACTAAAAGAGAGAGCAAATAGGAAAAATTTAAAATTCAATTTAAACGGTAAATATTTATGGAGGTTGTTTTTAAAACAGAATAGAAAATGCGCACTGTCTGGAATTGAGATAGTTTTTCCAAAAGCATGGGGAGCTAGATCTAAAACCCAAATTACCGCATCGTTGGACAGAGTAGATTCCAATAAGGGTTATATTGTTGGCAATGTACAATGGGTACACAAACAAATAAATACTATGAAAATGAATATGTCTGATGACGAATTTATCAACTTATGTAGAATGGTGACCAAAAATTATGATAGTGACCTACTTTAGAAGTTCTTCTTACAACACCCACAGTCTCTGCGAGCAGCAATATTTTCTTGAATACGTTTTAGGTTATCGTGGTCCATCAGGACAAAAAGCCGATAAAGGAACAATTGTTCATAAGGTTCTAGAAATTCTGGCCGTTATTAAAAAGGCGGAACAGGACGGTATTAATACCATAGATGATGATGTTATTGGAAAGCTAGATATATCTACATATAGTCTAAATACATTAATTGAAAAAGTCTATAAGTATTATACAGAAGCTAACTCCCATCACAAGTGGGCTTTAAAGGACTACAAAGACTGTCATGCATGGGTATATAAAGCTATTGAATTTAATGGTGGTATGTTCGACCCAAGAAACAGACACATTCTATGTCCAGAGCAGCACTTTGACATAGAAATTAAAAAACCCTGGTCAGCATACTCATATGACACTCCAGACGGCAAGCTGGAGGGCAACCTAGCCATCAAAGGAACGATAGATCTTATAACTCTGGTTGGCGATAATACAATAGAAATTGTAGACTGGAAAACAGGAAGAAGATTAGACTGGGCCACAGGCAAAGAAAAAACCCAAGAAAAACTAGAGCAAGATCCGCAGCTTAGAATTTATCATTATGCTATTAGTCATTTATATCCTAATATAGATCATATTATTTTTTCTATCTACTTCATCAATGACGGTGGTCCATTTTCTATATGTTTTGATAAGTCTGATTTACCAAAGACAGAAGAAATGCTTCGTCAAAAATTTGAGATAGTAAAGAACACAAGAAAGCCCAGATTAAATAAAAGCTGGATGTGTACAAAATTATGTCATTTTGGAAAAACAACATTTGATAATACCCACATAACGCCACAGATAGAATATAGAGAAAACCATACATGCAGTATGGGCTCAACTATGACCAAATGCGAACAAGTCAAACATGATATCGACTTGCACGGAATGAATGTTGTGGTAGAACAGTACAAAAACCAGAATCACTCCTTTGGAAAATATAAGGCGCCAGGAAGCACAGAATGAAAAACTACGTTCCACTTCATGCACACTCTCACTACAGTCTATTGGATGGCCTCAGCAAGCCTGTTAAAATGGCTGAAAGATGTTCAAAAATCGGTGTTAAATCTTGTGCTTTAACGGACCATGGCACAATAGCTGGTTCTGTTCAATTCTTTCAGGCAATGAAGTCTAAAGGAATAAAGCCTATTTTGGGCTGCGAGATTTATGTAAGTGAACAAGATTCTCATATTAAGACTAAAGAAAATAGTTCCTTAAGTCATTTCATATTATTGGCTAAAAACCTAAGTGGATGGAATGATCTTATAGCCATTATTTCTGAGTGTAATAAACCAGACAATTTTTATCATAAGCCGAGAATTAGCTTTGACAAATTAAGAGGCTTATTGAAAGGCAATATTCTTGGCTTTTCTGGACATTTGGGTTCTTGTTTAGCTGATGCCATAACAAAAGACAGAGACGATGCCATTAAAATAGGTACAGAACACATCGGCTTGATGAAGGATGTTTTTGGTGCTGAAAATTATTTTCTGGAAGCACAACTAATGGACAGAGAATTCACACCAGAACAAATTGAATTAACGGAAACTATACGCAGACTAGGCAAATTAACCAACACTAGAGTTATTTGTACTCCAGATGCTCATTATTGCGAGAAAGAAGATTCTGTAGACCAAAGAATATTGTTGTGTAGTAATCTAAAAATAACACTAACAGATATTAATAAGAAAATCTTAAATGGACAAGATGTTCCCATGGGTTGTTTCTTTAGGTCTGACAACTTTCATATCTTGTCTCCAGAAGAAATAGCAGAGCTACACACAGAAGAAGAAATAGAAAATACACTATATGTAGACGGCTTATGTGATAATTATGACATACTACACAAACCCATGTTACCTCCTTTTGAGTGTCCTGGTGGTATGAACCCAGACGCATATTTGAGAGAGCTATGCAGAAAAGGATGGAAAGAAAAAATAGCAAATAATATAGATAAAGAACTACAACAGTCTTATGTAGATAGAATTAAGTATGAACTAGAAATATTACAGGGTGCTGGATTATCTAGCTACTTTTTAATAGTGGGGGATATTGTAAATAAGGTTAGACATGAGCATTGGCTACCCGGCCCTGGCAGAGGATCCGCTGCCGGATGCTTGGTGTCGTTTTTAATAGGTATTACGTCTATTGATCCAATGAAATATAATTTGATTTTTGAAAGATTTTATAATGCTGGTAGAAATACCCAAGATCGCATCTCCATGCCAGATATTGACGTAGACGTTCCTATTGATAAAAGAGAAGAGATTATCAGCTATATTAAAAACAAGTATGGTTCAAGCAAGGTGTCTCAAATGATTACTTTCAATACCATGAAAGGAAGAGGAGCACTTAAGGAAGTATTAAGGGTCTATGGCAATGTTACATTCGACGAAATGAATCGTATTACAAAATTTATTCCAGACGAAGCTAAGATAGCAGACGAACTACAGGAAATGAAAGAAGATACGGGAGAAGCATCGATTATTCGCTGGGCACTAGAAAACAATGTTGACAACCTCAAGGAATGGTGTTATATTGATGAGGATGGTGCTTTGTCTGGTCCGCTGGCAAAAAGATTTGAACAGGCTATACGCTTAGAGGGAACTAAAGCTAATCAATCTAAACACGCTGCTGGCGTTGTCATCAGTAGCCAGGAATTGAGTGCCGTTTGTCCTATGGTTTACGATTCAAAAAACAAACAATGTATCGCTGGAATGGAAATGCAAGACTTAGAAGCCATCGGAGTTATTAAGTTCGATATTTTAGGCATAGCGTTATTGGATAAAATTATGCTTATTTCTGACCTAATGAAAGCCGGTGTATAATCTTCTGTGTAGAAACAGAAACCTTTATATCAAACCTTCTTTAAAAGGAGAATTATTATGGAAAAGAAATTCGGAGAAATAGCTGTAGGCGATAGATTTATATTAAATGGTGTCGAGTATGTCAAAACCCCCGACGTCAGAATTAGTTGCTGTCGTAGCGTCAATTGTCAGAGCGTGGGTAATCCAGACCAAAAAGAATTTATATCTGTAGAAACGGTGGTTAATATAAATGGCTAATTATCAAAAACTTTGTGTGTTCGATCTTGAAACCGATGGGGCTAATCCTGAAAAATGTAGTCCTGTCCAAATTGCGGCTGTAATGGTTGATCCATATAAATTAGAAATTATACCGGATTCAGAATTCAACATCTGTTTAAAACCAGAAGCATTGCAGCAAAATACAGAGTACGATTACAACGACAGTGATGTGCTAGACTTTCATGCCAAGGTTAAAGGAACATCAAAAGCCGAAGTGTTGAAAGAATGGCACGGTTATCAGCCTCAAGATCAGGGATGGAAGTTATTTGTTTCCTACTTAGAGCTATATCATACTCGATCAGAGAAAAAATCGTGTTTTACAGCACCTATTGCTGCTGGTTATAATATCAATAGATTTGATATGAAAATCATAGAAAGATTAAGTACGAAATATAATAACATAAACAAAGAGGGCAAGACCTCTCTTTTCTATCCTAGGGATGTTGCGGACATGATGAATGTCATGTTCTATTGGTTCGAAGGAAATAACGAGCTTAAAAACTATACCTTGGATCATGTTCGAGAATATTTTGGCATGTCTAAGGACGGGGCACACGACGCATTAAAAGATACCAAAGATACGGCCCAACTATTAATTAGATTTATGAGACTACATCGCAACCTATCTAACAAGATTAAGTTCAAAGGATCTTTTGTTTAATAATGTCAGAATATTTAACTTTCGAGTGTGGATGTAAATTCCCAGTACAGAAAACTTCTGATGGAGCAATTTCTGTATCTTTCTCTCCAAAAATCGAAGATATAGACCTTAACTGTTCTAAAACCTGGGATTTAATATCTGAGGGTAATACTAAAGGCTGTTTTCAGTTGGAGTCTAGATTGGGTCAATCTATGGCCAAGAAACTCAAGCCAGAAAATATAGAACAGCTTTCTGCTCTAATCAGTATCTTGAGACCGGGATGTTTGGAAGCTATTAGAGAAGGAAAGAGCGTTTCAAATCACTATATCGATAAAAAAAATGGACAGGAAAGTGTAGATTACTTTCATCCTAGTTTAGAGTCTGTACTCAGAACAACTTACGGTGAGATGATCTATCAAGAACAGGCTATGGAAATTGCTCAAACAATAGCTGGTTTTGATTTAAAAGAAGCAGACATGCTTAGAAAAGCCATTGGAAAAAAGAAGCCAGAAGAAATGGCTAAGGTTAAATCTAAGTTCCTAGAAGGAACAAAAAACAAGCAAATAGTTTCAGAAAATCAGGCAGAAGAGATTTTTAGTTGGATCGAAAAAAGCCAAAGATATAGCTTCAACAAGTCACATGCCGTATCATATGCCATTAATGGCTACTTATCAGCATATGCTAAAGCTCATTTTCCTAGAGTATTTTTTGCGTCATATTTAAGATTTGCTAAAGATAAAATTGATCCTCAGCAAGAGATAAAAGAACTAATAAGAAACGCTAATGAGATGGATATAAATATTTATATTCCTGATTTTAGAAATCTTAATGAGTTTTTTACAATCAAAGACAAGAACATATACTTTGGATTAACTGATATTAAAGGTGTTGGAGCTTCTGTCTATAAAAAGATTCTGGAGATTACAGAACCTCTTGATGTGACCTCTTTGTCTTGGTTGGAAACAACAACTAAGATTTTAATGAAGATTAATTCTACGGCAGCAAAAGCTCTTATATCTGCTGGGGCATTCGACTTCTTTAAGAAAAACAGAACCCAAATGTTATTTGAATATGAACTATTAAGTAATTTAACACAAAAAGAGCTAGAGCAATTTGACAAGATTATGGTTCCTCAAGAGACGCTCAAAAACAATATTATAAGACTAACAGAAATCGGTAAACTAAATAAAAACAGGAAAGACATTGTAATCAATTTAATTAAGTCAATAGACAATCCACCATATTCTCTAATAGATAAGATAGAATGGTTATCTGATACAGAGAGTGGTTTGCTGGGAACATCTATAACCTGTTCTAAGCTAGACACATACGACATCAGTATGACCAACATGGATTGTAAGGCATATAAGAATACCTATATAGACAAAAATATTATTCTGGCTGGTGAAATTACCAATATTAATATCGTAAAAACTAAAAAAGGTAAAAATCCTGGACAGGAAATGGCATTTGTTAGTGTCGAAGACAATAGTGGCATGTTAGACTCTGTTGTCTTTTTTCCAGAAAAGTGGACCGAATACAAGCACTATTTATTCGAAAGGAATATATTGATATTCGTCGGCAACAAAACCAAAAACAAAGATGCCTTTGTGGTAGAAAAATGTTTTATTCCAAAATCTTGACTTTCTGCCACCCCTCTAGTATTATACTGTGTTGTGTCTGATTACTTTTTGAACTGAACTAAGGAGAACATTGAATGAATATTACAATTCTAAGAGGAAACCTTGCTCGTGATCCAGAACTTCGCGTAGTCAATACTGGAGGAAAGCAAACTTCGGTAGTAAATTTTACTGTTGCAGTTTCTCGCGAATACACAAAGGCAAATGGAGAAAAGGACAAGGTTGCATCTTTCATTAATTGTGAAGCATGGGACACTGGAGCAGAGATCATCGGGTCGTCTTTCCAGAAGGGCGATTTGGTATTAGTGGAAGGATCACTTAGGAATGACACCTGGGAGAAAGACGGCGTTAAGCATAGTAGTCTAAAAGTAAGAGTAAACAACTTCTCAAAGATTACTAAGCTAAGTAAGGCAGCCAAGTCTCAGGCAGAAGAGAGTGAAGTAGTCAACTTCTAATCAAAAGAACTGTCAAAAATAGGGTGGGGGCTGGGTTATCTCGGCCCCCATTTTATTATCTTTACCAATATGAATAAAAATAAACTAAAAGTATTAATGTGTTCAGAAGCCAGTTTTTTAAGTTCTGGTTTTGCTGTTTATGCCAGAGAGCTTCTCTCTCGTCTTCATGCAACCCAAAAATATGAAATAGCTGAGTTTGCTTCTTATGGAACTGTCAACGATCCCAGAGACGGCTCCATCAAATGGAAATATTACGCTAATGCTGTAGGTCCAAATGATCCTAGGAGTTCTGATTATAACTCCAGAATAGATAATCAATTTGGCAGGTGGAGGTTTGAAAAGGTTTTGTTGGATTTTAAGCCTGATGTGGTAATTGACGTTAGAGATTATTGGATGAGCGCCTATCAAGCAATGTCCCCGTTAAGAAAATACTTTCATTGGATTCTTATGCCCACAGTCGATTCTGAACCACAGCAAGAGGCATGGCTAGACACGTATTTGTCTGCTGATGCCGTGTTTACTTATTCTGACTGGGGTGCCGAGGTATTAAAAAAACAAACCTCTGGAAAGATCAATTACATCGACACAGCCGCTCCAGGCGTTGATCTATCTATTTTTAAGCCACAGACCAAGGACTATAAGCTTGGACTTAAAAATAAACTTAATATACCATCAGATTCTATTATTTTAGGGTCTGTAATGAGAAACCAAAAAAGGAAACTAATCCCTGATCTCTTTTTATCTTTTAGAAATTTACTGGACATATTTGAAAAAGAATCTCCAGACATTGGTTCTAAATTATATCTATATCTGCACACCAGCTATCCAGACGCAGGGTGGGATATACCCGAACTCTTAAAGGAATATCGTATATCTAATAAGGTTCTATTAACTTACATTTGCAAACAATGTAAAAATTTCTATAGTAGAACATTTGCTGGCCCTGTAATCGGTTGTCCTCGTTGTGGGGAAATATCTTGCCAATTTACATCGGTTACTCAGGGTATCACATCCGAACAGCTATCAGACATATATAATCTATTTGATTGTTATATACAATACGCTATATGTGAAGGTGCTGGAATGCCACAAGTTGAGGCAGGGGCGTGTGGGCTTCCCATTTTTACTGTTGACTATAGTGCTATGATTGATATCATAGAAAAACTTAAAGCAACACCTATTAAGGTTAAGTCTAGATTTAAAGAACTAGAAACAAAAGCCATAAGAGTATACCCAGACAATGAAGATTTAGTAAAGAAACTTTATAAGTTCTTAAATTCTTCTAAGAAAGACAATCAACAACAATCTAATAATATTAGGAAGTTAACAACAAAATATTTTGATTGGGATATTTGTTTTAAAAAATGGGAATCTTATTTAGATACTTTAGATAAGAATGGATATAGGTCCAATTGGGATAGTCCCATGATCCATATGTCAAATGTAAAAACCCCAACCAAACACAATCCGCAAGATAATTTTGATTTGCTGATGTATATTTGTAATAACGTATTTCATAATCATAACATGATGTCTTCTATGATTTTATTGGGTATGCTTAAAGATATAGATTATGGTTTTATCCAATCTGGGTTGAATATTCAGCCATCGAACCTAGAAGATACTATGGAAACAATAAATACAATGATACATAATAATAACGCAACAGAGTCAGTTAGATTGAGTGGTCAAGTCTTTGATGATGACTATATCAGATATGCAAACATGAAAGGTTCCTCCATATGAATATCCTATATGTCGGACCATATCGTGTAGAAAATGACATTGGTATTGAGTCCCAGTCTCATATTCAAAATTTATTAGCCTCCAAACATACTGTTACAACCAGACCAATTTATACCAGTATTAATGACCCAACAATAAAACTAGATATTCTACCTTGTGAATCACGAATATGTGACTCTTATGATGTTCTAATACAGCATGCTCCTGTTGATTGGCTTCAACCTCATCAGGGCTTTGTTACAAATATCGCAATACCGATATTGGGTCCAGCTCTGATTCTCAGAGAATGCCAAGTATCTTCATTGAAGCGATTTAATAAAATCCTCGTAGCTAACACACAAGATGAAGTAAGACTTGTTAGATCTGGTTTAGGCGACTCTATTACTAGAATATCCTACCCCATTCTTCCTTCATCGGTAAGCGATATTAAAGATCAGAAAATTGATTTTGGGGTTCATAATAAGTCACTTAAATTCTATTTTTTTGGCAATATGCATACAGATGCAGATATTATTCAAAAAATACTTGTTAGTTTTTATACCGCATTTAGGGGAAACTTCGGGAGAAGCCTAATACTGTTATTGGATAATGTAACAAATAAAGACAAACAACAATTTATGGAAATAATTAATTCTATTAAACAACAGCTGAAAATACACAAATATCCTAAAAGCACAACAGAGTATGTTATGTTTAAGTCGTTATCTTTTCAAGAAAAATTAATGATCCACAATACATGTGATGTTTTTCTAAGTCTTAATTCGACTACTAAGTCAACCATCCAAGAAGAACATGCAAAATACCTAAATAATGTTATTATTAATACAGAAAACCTAGAGACAGTCTCTGTACCAAGAATTACAAATGAGGATTTTGAGCCAAATGAACGAGTTGATTCTATTATTACAGAATCCCTTGTTGAACAAATAAAACTGGCTTCCATGATTGACCCAAAATCTCAGAAATATACCACCCCCAATACAAACTATCTAGCCAACATAATATGAGCGTTTATCCTAATCATAATATCATTGACAGTGTTTATAGAAATTATAAGAAACTAAAGCCTAGTGTTGTTATAAATGCTCAGAATAGTATCTTTGCATCTACATTAATAAATCACACTAATGACTATTCTTTTGTAGCAATCAAAAATTCAAAAGAAATGTCAAATCTCTGTAATTTATTTAATATAAACGCATATATAACATCCGACTATCTTAGTCATTCACAAGAAAGAGATATATATCAACAGTATCATATCAAAGAAATTCTTTTATTAATAGATAGCCCAATGGTGTTGCTTAAAAAAGAAGATCTGATTTTATTAAGAGACAGACTTAACGACGTTAACAAAATAGTGGTGGGTAGCCAAATAGCATCATCTTGGGACTTCCTTAAAGAAATTGGAACTATTGATCCGGGAATACCAAAATACTCACTAAATACAGAACCTAGAAAATCAGTTATCGTTATTAGCGATAGTTCTAATGTCTCAAAAAGAATATGCAAAATATTATATGAGCACTATCCTGATATGAAAATATGCAAAACTTTTGATGACTATAACGAATCCATGAACGATCTTAATTCTTATAAGGTGTGTGTTAATTTAAATACCCCAATAGATAGTCTATATGGTCTATATGCGGGGTGTCACGTTATATCTAATAAGTCTTTATATGATCATGAAACGATTTATGAGAACATAGAACACATCCCACAACTGATCAAACAAAAAACAGAAACTTTTGATATCCAAGAACAAAAAGATGTTCATTATTCTTTGGAACAAAAGTATGATTTGCAAAAATTTGCTGCTAATATGAGTAATTTAATGTATAAATATATCAAGGAGCCTTTTTATATATGAGTAGAAATATTGCAATATGTATTGACAAGTCGGCATTTAGAGCTATTGATGGATTTAATAGTGTTGACATAAATAATTTAGGTAATATAATAAACTATTCAGTGGGCGCTCTTGTGATTGACCATTTAAATATCATCGATGATGATGATATTCCTATGTTATGGCAGGAGATTAGCAGCAAGATGGCTGTTGGTGGACAAATAGTGATGAGATTTATTGACGCCAAAGTACTAGCTCAAAAATTTGTTGATAATATCATTGGAGATAAGGAATTTATGAACTATATTTCTATCTTAAAATCTGTATTAACAGTAGATAAAATCTATAATCAAATAGGCTCAGATTTCATAGTTACCGATACGGACAGATCAGAGATTTATACAACCATTAAAGTGCTGAGAAATAGTATATCATGATAACGAACACAAACTGCAAAAAGTGCTTATTTGCCAATAAAGCTAGTTCTGATACTCCATGCGAACATAATATTATTGAACACATTAAAGGACATAAGAAAACTAGCATAGTAGATGACTTCTATGTCATAGAAGAATATATGTGTAGGATGGGTTTTAACAAAGACGTATTTGAAAAAAATAAAGATAATGTTTCTATAGACGTTATCAAACAAGAAATAATTAATAAAGCGTGTATGGGATACTATGCAGTGATAGATATAACCACACTAGATCCAGCTGGGGTTTCTCGTCTTTGCGAAACCTTAATAGGACTATCTATCAAGCCTAAATTTGTATCTTTTTTGCTTTTTCCAGATGATAGCAATAAAGAAAAAATTCTAGCACTAAAAAATCAAATAGGCGATCATTTTATGTGGAAAGCACATAGTTTTATAAGTGAAATATCTTTCGATGATGCTTTGAATGTTGCTTTAGATACTAATGTTGGAAAAAATAATACTAGTTTTTTATTAATCTACGATGCTAAAAATATAGCAGAGTTGGACGAGGATATTAATGAGCTTAATAGTCATATAGTCATATTGCAAACATTATTTCATTATGCAAAGAAAAAGAAAGCCGATGGTCTTGGCGGGTTGTTCATGACTTTTAGCAATTACAATATTTGTAGATCTATCAATAAAAATATAGAGCAAGCACTATCCACAATCCCGGAAGCTATTGTATTAGAATATGGCAATCATTGAACCTATTCACGCTCTTATTATAGCGTCCGAAGTAACAAAAGGCATGAAGTCTATAGGATCAAAGTCCTTATTGAGGATTAAGAACTCTGTACTTGTAATAGAACACCAAATACAAGAATTAAAAAGACAACACAAGAACATAGACATTACAGTTGCTACGGGATTTGAATCTGAAAAGATGTTGAAAATACTCGATGAATATAATGTCAAATTCTTACATAATCAAAAATATCAAACCACAAATCAGACAAAATCCATTATTGACTATATTAATACTCATATTCCGAATAAGTTATTAGTAATCAGTAGTGGCATATTATTTAAAAGTCGTTTCTTAACATCAGGTCAAGACTCTTGTATATTTATGTTAGACAAGCCAAAGTCAGACTTCACAATAGGCTGCAACATGAAGGATGATTCAGTTTATTTATTTTATGATCTTCCACAAAGATGGTCTGAATGTGCCATGCTAAACTCTCAAGATCTTAATGTATTAAAGAAAATTGCTAAAGACAAAAATTTAGATCAATTATATTTATTCGAAATCATGAACTTATTATCTGATGTTGGGTCTAAGATCAATAAGATTAATATATCTAAGCAACAAATCATGAAAATTGCCAACATAAAAGATTTATCAAAAGCTAGGAGTTTTGTATAGTGAATATTTTTGTGCAAAAACAGGATAGTAAATTTATTAACAACATTATTTTAACCCTAAGACATATGGGGATTGATGTTATATCAACAGACATAAATAATGATCTATATAAAATATATCATAATCATCAATTTTCAATCGGTATATTTTTAGCTTCAAAATTTAATAACGAAACAGCTCAGTTTGTATCCGAATTTTATTCGAAACAAGTGAAGTCTATTATTTATCATGATATTGATAATACGGATGTTATGAGTGATTTTAGTAGAGCCGCTCATCACCTGTCCCATAATGCTTATGAGAATACTACTACTATTCCTAAGATGATAAACAATCATCTCTATAAAAATTTGGGTTTGGTTCGTAGAAAATCTGCGTATGCATTATTCTTAGATCATAGGAAAAATATTCCAGATAATATAATAGATATTCTATATCCTAATACTAAACTGCATATTAATATGTTTAATAGCGAACATGTGTCTCATCATCAGAACTTAGGCAAAGTGTCTGAGATAGATAAAGCCAATATTCTTAATTCGTATGAATTCTTTATTGATATAAACGGAGACTATTCCGCAGAAGCTGTAGAATGCGGCGCTAAGCTAATTTCTGTAGATCAGATAAAGCTAGGCAAAAAAACAAAAATAACCAATAAAATAGATCCCACAATAACAACATACGAAACCTTTATTAGGTCTAATTTACTATGAATGCAACACAAAAAGATTACGGATTTATATTACTAAAATTAGAAGATGGCCCAACCTTTGATAAGGTAATAGATAATATAGAGACCATAGCTTCACATAAGCCATATAATCAAATATGTATTTTTAATAGCTCAAATGATAGAATACAATCCCATACTGTTCCAGTTCTTCATTTAAATCAATCCAGATTTTTCTTTGGTAATTTGTTTCTATTTGATATACAGTCCGCCATGATTAGTCAATCTTATCCTAATATTCACAAGAGATATTTATATGTCACGAATGTACCTTGGGAACAAAACCTTGAGGGCGATTATAAGGAATGGAAGAATGTATTCGATGTAGAAAATCTAGAAATTATTGCACAAAACCAACACATAGCAGATATTTATGAGATATGTTGGAAAAAACCCATTTTAGTAGCGGAGGATTTTACATATGAGCAAATCAAAAACATCCTGGAATAATTTATCAAAAGGCGATAAGTCCGATATTCTCAACGAGCTATATATTAAACAAAAAAAGAGTTTTGCAGATATAGCCTTGTTGTATGATACATATCCCAACAAAATTAGACGTGAAACAGTGTCATTAAATATTCAGATTAGGAACAAGTCAGAAGCTCAAAAAAACGCTCTGAAAACAGGCAAACATAAGCACCCAACTAAAGGAACCCAAAGACCAGAAGAGACAAAAAACAAAATAGGCACAGGGGTGATGAAGGCTTGGGAGTCCTTGGATGGGCCAGAGCTAGAACAGCGACGAACAAAAGCAAAAGAGGCGTGGCTTAAACTAGACGACGATGAGAAGATCAGACTAACACAATTAGCCAATCAGGCTGTAAGAAAAACTTCTAAGGTTGGGTCTAAGCTAGAAAAATATATGCTTGAATATCTTTTGAAAAAGAATCTCAAAGTAGAATTTCATAAAGAGCAAATCCTATCAAATACCAAGTTGCAGATAGACCTGTTTCTTCCTAACATGGGTATAGCTATAGAAATTGATGGGCCGTCTCACTTCTTGCCAGTATGGGGCGAAGACGCTCTTCAAAAGAACATTAATTATGATCAGAAAAAGCAAGGACTAATATTAGGAAAAGGTCTGACTTTAATTAGGATCAAACAGACCAAAGATTTTTCTAAAACCAGAGCACAAAGAATTTGTGAAAACTTATCTTTGCTATTGGACAGCATATCTAAAACACAAACACAAACAAAAAACTTTTTAATAGAGGATTGATAATGGTCAAAAACAAGAAAGAAGAAACTAAAGTGGAAGAGATTACAACAGAAGTTAAGAAGATTGTAACACCTAATGATCTCGATTGGACTGATCATGTTTTGAGTTTGTTAAGCGACGATGAAAAGATTAGTGGTAATCCTACAACAGATGGACTAAGGCGTATTTTTGAAGTTGCTCTTAATTGCAGAGTAATGTCATCAACCACCCACATTGCCCAATCTCCGGAGCCAAATAATGAAAAAAGGGCCACCGTAGTTCACTCCCTGACATACTTTTTAAATGATGGTGGAACGGACAGACCAGAATTAAATACTGTGACTGTAGATGGCGCTGCTGACGTTTATTGGGGCAATTGCGACAAGGTATATCGTAATCATCCGGTAG